GTGGGATTGCCAGTAACCACGGGGACGTGTACAACTGGTTTCCCAGGCACGGCAAGACCATGGACGACTTCCGGGCCGATGTGGCCCGGGTTATGGACAGCGAAAAGGAGGATGAAGATATGACCTGTTATAAGACACTGGCCGAGGTGCCGGAGTGGTACAAGCCTGCGGTGCAGAAGGCCGTGGACAAGGGCGCGCTCAACGGCACCGGCGACGGGCTGAACGTGTCCGAGGACCTGTGCCGGACGCTCACGGTATTGGACAGGCTGGGGAAGCTGGACTGAGGCGCTTAATAAGGAGGGGGCGGCATGCCATCTAATCTATTGAACGCGGACACATCCTTTCCCCAGTTTACAAAACAAACCAGCGACGGCGAGAAAATAGAACAGATCACCAGCTACCTGTTCATGCTGCTGGAACAGCTACGCTACTGCCTGGGCAACCTGGATAAGGACAACTTCAACGACGCGGGGCTGAACGAGATCGGGGAGATCATCACCGCGCCGGTATACGTCCGGCTGGAGGGGGCCGAGGGGAGCATCCATGAGCTGAACGTGACAGCGGACAGCCTGAGCAGCAGCATCGCCGACATGGAGGGGAACGTGTCCACCCTCCAGCAGACGGCGGACAGCCTGAGCACCAGCGTCAGTGATGTAGAGGGGAACGTATCCACCCTCCAGCAGACCGTGGACAGCTTCAGCCTGAGCGTGACCAACGGGAAGGAGAGCTCCACCATTACCCTGACGGCCAACGGCGTGGGCATCAGCTCCCAGGACATCTCCTTCTCGGGCATGGTGACCTACGAGGGGCTGTCCGGCGGCACCACCACCATCAACGGGGCCTGCATCCAGACCGGCGCCATCAAAGCTATTGATATCGAGGGCTGCTCCATCGAGGGCTGCACCTTCCGCAGCGTGATGCAGGGCTACGGAAGCTATGGCGGGGAGATCCAGTTCTGCTACCTATACGACTGGATGGTGGCGGGCGGCATCCGGCTGGACGACCAGGGGGCGGGAACGGCAGACGAGGCCCGTTACCGCATGTACCTCTACACGCAAAACGTGATGGGGGTCAGCTTCGCCATGAAGCTGGAGAGCGCGGGAGGGGTGAGCATCACCTCCCCGCGCAATGTCTACATCTACGGCGGGTCTGAGGTTCAGATCGACGCGGCAGTTATTAAACTGAACGGGAGCGTGTACATCAACGACGTGCTGTATACACCGCAAAGCAGCGGGTAAGAAAGGAAATGATAAACATGAAAACAAAATTGATCCGGTGCGTGGACGCCTATCTGGCGGTGAACGGACTGATGGGCCAGGAGTGGGACTACCCCTCCGCTTATGCCCTGACCCAGCTGCGGCGGGCGCTCCAGCCCCACGCGGACTTCTATATCCAGGAGGAAAACAAACTGACCCGGCAGTATGGAAAGCAGGACGGGGAGGGGAAGGTGTGTTTCACCCCCCGGGGCACCTTCCTGTTCCAGGATCCGGCCCAGGCCGGGGAGTATGAGGCCCGCCGGCGGGAGCTGGGGACGGTGGAGGTGGAGTTGGGATGGGAGGAGCGGACGCTGCCCCATCCGGAGCGGATCCGCCCGGCCCAGCTGGAGGCGCTGGAGGGGCTTCTCAGGTTCCAAGAGTGATACCGGGGCGGACGGGCAAGGTCCTCTCTGCGGGCCGGGGAGCCTCCTAATGGGGCCCCCGCAAAGCCGCCCTTAAATGGGGCCCCCCTCGAAGCCCAGCGAAGCGGGTTCGATGGGGAGAGAAGGAAGAACGGAGCGGAGCGGATACCCGGCGAACAGCCGGGCAAAGCAGAGCGAAGTTTCTTCCGACGATGTGGGGAGAGGAGGAGCAAGGGAGCGGACGAGTTTTCACCGCAGGCGGAAACGGAGTGGAGCGGACTTTGCCACGACGATATGAAGGGAGCGACGACATGGCCGGATTACCATCTATGATCCACGCCGACGGCATCCAGAAATACCGGCAGACCCAGTTCGGCGGCTACGACCACACGCTGGGGGCGGACAACGGGGCGCTGTGGGATATGGAGAACCTGACCGGCGAGCTGTACCCGCTGCTCAGCCCCCGGCGCAGGCGGTGGATTGCCGGACATTTGCGTAAACCAAACGGCCTTTACTGCCATGATGGGATCTACTGGGTGGACGGGGACGGGTTCTATGCGGACGGGGAGCGTAAAGGGACGGTAGAGGACGGCCGCAAAACCTTTGCCAGCCTGGGGGCTTACATCGTCATCCTGCCCGATAAGGCGTACTACAACCGCCTGACGGGGGAGTTTGGCTCGATGGAGGCCAGTTGGAGCGGCGGCGCCGTCCTCCGGGACGGGAGCTTCGCGGAAGAACAGGCCAAGGCCAACACCATCTATGCCGCCGGGGCGGACTGGGCCTCCCGCTTCCGGGTGGGGGACGCGGTGACCATCTCCGGCTGCGCGGCCCATCCGGGCAACAACAAGACGCCCATCATCCGGGAGATCGCGGGGGATGAACTGCGGTTCTATGAGAACACCTTCACCATCACCGGGGGCGGGGACGCGGAAACCATCACCGTTTCCCGCACTGTGCCGGAGCTGGACTTCATCTGCGAGAATGAAAACCGGCTGTGGGGCTGTAAAGGAGATACTATTTACGCCAGTAAGCTGGGGGACATCTTCAACTGGAACGTGTTCGACGGCGTGGCCACGGACAGCTATGGGGCGGATGTGGGCAGCGCGGGGGATTTTACGGGGTGCTGCTCCTATCGAGGTTACCCGGTGTTCTTCAAAGAGGAGCACATCTACAAGGTGTATGGCAGCAAGCCCGCCAACTTCCAGGTGATGGGCAGCGCCAGCCTGGGCATCGAGGCGGGCAGCGGGGGCAGCGCGGCCATCGCGGGGGAGACGCTGTTCTACCTGTCCCGGACAGGGATCACGGCCTACACGGGAGGCATCCCCCAGAGCGTGGCGGCCTCCTTCGGCGGCCAGCGGTTCCGCAGCGCCGTAGGCGGCAGCGACGGCGCCAGGTACTACGTGTCCATGGAGGACCAGGACGGGCGCTGGCATCTGTTCGTTTACGACACCCGGCGGGGGCTTTGGCACCGGGAGGATGCGCTGGAGGCGGTGGGCTTCGGGTGGAACGGGGAGCTGTATTTCCTGGACACCGGCGGCACACTGTGGCTGGACGGAGGGGCCAGGGCGGTCCCGGATGGCTGTGAGCGGGAGAAAGCAGTGCACTGGAGCGCGGAGTGGGCGGACTTCTACGAGTACAGCGGCTCGTCCAACAGCTCCGCCGCCATCCCCCAGGAAAAGGGCGTCGGGAAGCTGCTCATCCGGCTGGAGCTGGACGAGGATTCCTCCGTGGACATCCTCATCCAGATGGACAGCGACGGGGTGTGGAGGCCGGTCAAACGGCTGGAGGCGCACGTGAAGCGCAGCTGGTATCTGCCCATCGTGCCCCGCCGGTGCGACCACTTCCGCATCCGCATGGAGGGCGTGGGCGGGTGCCGGGTGTACTCGCTGACGCGGGAGGTGTACACGGGCAGCGAATTGCGATAAAATTTGTTCGTTGGGGACGGCGGATAAGACCCACTCTGCGGACGGAACTCAAGACGTGGGCGGGCAGACAAAGTCCTCAGCGCGGACAGTCCTTATGCTACGGGGCGCTGGCGGACTGCCCGGCATTCGGACTTTGCCCGCCCGCCCCGCAAAGGGATCCCCGCTGTGAACGAAAGGAGCTAAATATGGCAGGCAGATTTTCTTATGAGGACTTCCAGCGGGAGCTGAACGGCTCCGGGCTGGGGGGACAGTTCTCCCAAGCGGATCTGAGGCTGGCTCAGGCCAACCCCGACGCGGGGATGAGCATCCTCAAGTATAAAAAGGACTACCAGTCCGCCACCACCGACGAGGCCAGGGCGCTGGCCAACCTGGGGGCGGAACAGGTGCGCAGCAGCTGGGGCGGCTATACCGGCGGGGGCACCGGCGGGAGCTTCCATCTGGATCCAATATCCCCCAATGACTTCTCCTTCGGCACGGCGCCCACCTATTCCAGCAGCTGGACGGGGGAGGTCAAGAACCTGTACGACCAGCAGAAAAACCGGGGGGAGTATGCCTACTCCGGCGTGAAGCCCACGTACAACAACCGCTATGACGCCACCATCCAGGACCTGCTGGGGCAGATCGTAAACCGGGAGGCGTTCTCCTATGACCCGGAAGTAGATCCCCTTTACAGCCAGTACCGCAAGCAGTACACCCGGGAGGGCCAGAGGGCTGCGGCGGACGCCCTGGGGGCCGCGGCGGCGGCCAGCGGGGGCATCCC